GTTGTGTTGCCATAAGGAGCACCATTAGCTTCCCAACTAATATCAGCAGAAGCAACTTCTCCTACTGCACTATTCATCGAAACACCTGTAATAAAGACGGAGAATTGAATATCTCGAATATCAGTAGAACCTGTTGTCATTCGCAGCTTTAAAACAACTTGAGTTGATGGATCATTATCACCATCACCTGCTGCACTACCTGGTTTGATTGCAGAAGTTAAAATTGTATTTAGGTTTGAGTTAGCACCAGAGCCAGGAGTTTCAACGTAATAAAACAGTCTTGCACTTCCGCTATAGCTTCTAACACCTGATTCAAGTGTTCTATCGGTATCGCCTAATGAGGTCGTTTCCAATACCGCCATTGAGCTAGAGAAAGACCATGACTGAACTTTTGCCGCTTTTACATCAGCAACATAAAGTTCTCCATCTCTGCCTGAATAAAAACCCACGACCTTAAATTAAAACATTGAGTCTATTCTACGGTGAATCTAGGCAAGCAACAAAACTACAACTAACATTACTCTTTCCTTTAAAACTACTTGTGACACTTGGAGGGCCAGAATACCTCCATTTCAACCCCGATCCAGACTCTTTCAAATAAGCTAAAAGGCTAGTATCAGTCACACCTGCTGTTGCATATCCACCATTAAAAGTTACATAATCCCAATCTGAATTTACATCTTCATAATTAGCCAAAATTAAAGCAGCATCAGCATCAGAAATATTTGAAAAGCCTAGGGTCAAAGTCGCATTTACTCTATTTTTTCCATACCTCATTATAGTCTTAGCTCCATTTTGAGCTTCAAACTGAGTTTGTGGATACTCACCAGGTCTATAACTTCTAGAACTTGGCCTTACAGAAGGGAAACTATGTGGCATAACTAAAAACCATAATCACGCTCCCAATTCAGGGAAATATGTTGCCAAATTAGCAGGTGCTTCAGCTCGATACAACACAGCAAGTTTATTATCAGAGGTTAGTGGAGCGTGGCTAGCAGCAACCTTTATAAAACCTTCCTCTCCATAAGTAATAGATTCAATCTTATACAAACGATCTTCTGTTGTTGTATCAACTTGAGCAAATAACGTACCTGTTAAATAACCTTGATTTGCTTTTCCATCGTTATTAACGCTTAAAGAACCAGATTGAACTTGTCCTAAATTTCCAGGCTTCCAATAATAAACATTAATTGTTCCAGATATTGCAACTCTTGAAGTCACAAAACCGTCTTTATCAACACTTCCATTATTAAACCTGCTTGTATGAGTAACTTCTGAAATAACACGAATATAATCTCCAGGTAAAACACCTAAAACAGAAGTAGGAGTTGTTTCAAAAGTAATACCATGATCAACTTCTTTTCTTGTTGCTAATGCTATGGCAGCAAATTGTTGTGCATGAATATCATTCGTACACCAATTACTTAAATCAAATACTTCTTCTGGAAGTTTCTTTAATTCTGCATGAGAAATATTGTCGTAATCATAAGCAAAAGTTTTTACCTTTGTTTCAGGGAAAGAAGTTGACTTGTCTTTTCGGTATAACACTGTTGCTTTAAACATTTCTCTCTCTTCTGGAGAAAGAAAAGAAACTTGTAAATTACGCATATTTCCATCACTAAATAACGCTTTTATATCAATCCCTCCACTTGGCGTTGCTTTCGCTTGATAATTAATAGAAAAATCATCATTAACAGGGAAACTAGGTCTTAAACTGAATTGTCCTCCCTTAATACTGAAATCTAATAAGTTATAAGCTGCATGTTCGAAAATAAATTCTCTTAAATTAAACCTCTTATCAATTACGCCGTCCCAAGTAAATCCATTTTTATAACAATACTTTGCAGCATCAATCATTTCGCTACGATTGACACCTCTTGTTCCTATTAATTCAGCAGCACCATAGACATCATTCGTTAATAAATCATAAGCAATCTCTACAAAATTATTTGTACTTTGTTTTTCTATAGTTTCAGAAACAGTGTTTCCACTATCATTTATTAATCTTTGGGTTTTTATTCCGTCTGTTATAAAAGCAGATAAATTACTTAAACTTGTTATTTCTTGTGTGCTATGGATTCTTAAACCTGCCATTGCTAAGTCAGGATACTTTACAATCTGTTCGTCATCTGCTTCTTTGACTTCGTTGACAAATACTATCTCATGCTCAGGTTGACTGCTATGACTAGAATCTTCTGAGTCATATAAGAAATAATCTGCAATAGCATTATTTGGGTTTGTATTAACAATAGCCCAATAATCTCTACTAATTTGATTATCACCCGAACCACTAGATTCATCTACAATTTCTATGTCATCGGACTCAACTGCTACTTGATCTCCAATAACTCCTCTTGTAGGATTACCAGTTACATTTGTGAGCCTAACCTGATCGCCTGTAGCGTATTGATCCCCAGAATTTCTAATTGTCCATTCGATATAAGGAGTTTCTCCTGATTTTGCATATTGAACGCACCAAAGAGTTAATCCGCTAGGGTTTCGATCTTGCCCACCAGAAGCTTTACTGACTACAGATGTATTGCTTATAAAGGTGGTAATCGTTACATTTACAGGTTGTAAAATTTGTTTTTCTAGTGACCACAATTCATGGCTTTCTGTTTCTGATACAGATACTTGCTTGCTGCCAAGCCTAAATTTACGTCTTGTACCTTGAGCATCTTCTACCGTTACCCATGAATTATTTCCAGTAGGAGGATTACCTGCTGGCCCTTCAATATAAATAGGATTAGGGATTTCTGTTCCCCCGTAAATTACTCCCCAAGTATCCCAACCTTCTCTTATAGAACCACCTTTAAATCTGATTGCTGCAACTCCATTCTGACGACTAAAATATTCGCCATTCCCTATGTAATTTGCTGGATTATCAGAACCAGTTTGAGTTACATATTCCTCTCCCTGAGTAGGCTTTACTTCGTTATTACTATACGGATCACCATTTGAGTATGTTAAACCTACAACTTGCCCTCCCACAGGAGAACTTGTTGGATCGTCAGGATCAATTGTTCCTGCTCCTAAATTACCTCTAATCCATTCAGGATTTCCCATTTTACTGACGCTGTTATTAGTATCTCTTCTTACCCATAACCTGTTTCCATTAAAGTCAATAGTCACAGATTTAACAAAGTTTGTATAAGTTATAGTTTTGCTTGTATTATTGTGCCCAAGGATATAAACAACAGTTCCAGAACTTTGACTTGTAAGTAAATAGTTCCCTGCTACAGGTACAAACCTATAATCATACATTTCCCCTTGATTCTTAATACTTATTGTGTTGTATTGCTCTAGAGGAGAATTACCTTCTATCCCTAATACAACCGAACCTAAAACATCTTGAAATTCCGAATTGCTTTCTTCTTGCAATTTCATTTGGAACTTAAAGAAGCTAAATCTTGTTATATATTTATTAACTGAACCTATAGAAATAGAACCATTTTTTGATTCATACTCAGCAACTTTGCTCCTAGAAACCATTGCATTTATATTAGGTGCTCCATTCATTCTTCTAAATACTTTGCTCTTAATTCCTATTTCTGTGTAATCACATTGTCTAGTATTTGAAACAGCTCCTACAGCAACTTTTTGAATAATAAGACTATCAAAAGGATCTTTTGTACTATTTGTTGTTTGATATTGAATTAAACCTGATTCGTCAATTGTTAACTTATAATCCTTAGTAAAAGCATTGTGAGAATCCCAAATATTTCCATTAGTTTCTAACGTGCAAGTAGCTAAAGCTGTTCCTATTAAATACTGTTGACCTATTCTCAGTCTTTCATCAGCTTCAATTCTTGATGTATCTGCTGCTGACTTTGCATCTTTAGATCCCCAAGGAGCAAATTTATCTTGGTCTATTGCTCCGCCTCCAGCACCTTCTGATTCCCATGCGGGTTCTTTTAGTGCTCCGTAGATTCGATAAGTTAAGACTGTATCTTTATTAACTGAACTAATTTGACCTTCTGAACCACCTATCAAAGCTGAGTATCTAGGATATTTATGAGTAATCTTTTTTAATTTCTGTAAACTGTCATTTCTAACTTCGTCTTTTATTCCTTTAGGAAACATGACTAATTCCCAAGGAACTTTATAAGCATTACCATTTGAAATAGGAGCAAACGCACCAAATTTACTTTTAGAAGACTGAGTCTTAACAGAAGCAAACCCTTTATTAAACCTGAAACTAGGAGTAGAACCTCCCCCTGATTTTATTCTGATTGAAAACGGATCTTCTGTGTCAAATTCTTCTTCTCCTCTATTTTCTAAATTATGACTATCAGGGGCAGTTGTTTCGTCATATCTATCATCAACAGTATTAATTCTATTTTCAAATTCTCTACCTTTTGTAAAATATAAAGCTAATTTTCTTTTACTGAAGTCTTGCAACATTGTTGTTCCTAATGCAAAAGAATCAAAGGAAGGTTTACTTCCTAATTGACCATTAGAGAACAAAGTTACAACTGAAAGAATTTCGCCTATGCCAGTGGTCTTCATGTATGACCACAGCAATTGACTATTTACACGAACTCCTTTTCGAGCATATACAAGAGGAATAAACGTACCAAGAACAGCTAAATCCTGTATTGAATCAAATGATGCTTGTGGTGCGAAACGACTACGACCTTGAACACCACCAACAGTTAATTGAGGAGGAGTTTCTGGGGTTTTAGGTTTAGGCGTTAACAGATATGAGATTGCTGTTAAAGCAACTCCTATAATTATTTGACCCCAAGCGCTAAGAGCAAGAGTTCCTGCTGCTGCACTCCCTGTTACCATAAAAGCTGGCAAAGCTTGAGGCATCATTACGATGTCTGCCTCTACAGGTTTTGCTTCAACTAAATCTAGAAATTCAAAATATTCCTTTTCACTAATTCCTAAGACGTTACAAAGTTCTGCTTCATAGGGTAATAAAGCTCTTGAACCCCCAATCCTTCTAGGGGACTCCATTTTGCCTCCTGTTCTACGAATGAGATCCAACCGCCTTCCCAATAAACAGCTAATGCGTAACTATCTTTGCTTGAACAAAGAGCTACAACACCGATCTTAGCCGTTGTTACCAGTATTCCCCACTTACTTAGCTCCTCTTTAAAAATTGCTTGATCTTTCCTTTTAAATCTTCTATACCAATCCCTAGTTGGTTCAGGACTTTTAATACCGTAATGATTTAAAACTGTTCTTGTCAGACTTAAGCAATCAGCCGCATTATGTTTAACAGGATCAGCCCCTATTCGATATGAAATGCCTAATAATTGATGAGGTTTCACTTACTAAATATTTGACCTGTAATAGGTAACGATCCAGCAATAGCTGTTGTAAGGTATCTTCCTGTATTTCCTCCTACGGCATCTACACCGCTAGATAATAAAACTTCAATAGAAGAAGCATCGTATGACATCGAAGCAATTAACCAAGTATCAATAACAAGAGGTAAACCATCTAAAGCAGTAAAAGTATTATTCATTTTGCATGTATAAACTTTAATACTCCACTTCTTTTGAACAGCTTCAGCAGCGTAACTCATGGAAAGTTTATTAGCTCCTGCTACGCCTGTTCTATCCGAGTCTTCGTTAGCTAAGAATATACCTGCTTCAATATTGTCTCCCGTTTTTGTTAACGCAGCACCTTGATAAATAAAAGAAAGAAACGGATAACTAGCTGTTCCCATGTTTCCTAAATTTGCACTAATGACTGAATTAGGAGTGCTATTTTGAAATTTATAAATAACTTGATCGGAATAAGAACCAGATCTTTTTGGATCAAAAATTTCAATAAAAGTAGTTAAAGCAATAACGGTCATAAACCTAAAGCAGATCTTCTGCTACGAGAATTTTTTAATGTAGATAATGTTCTATTTTCTCCAATAGAAGCACCTCTAGCAGAAGCACTTGCAATAATTTGTCCTACAGCAGATTTAGGAACAAACTCTTCAGAGTTGAAGTTAAGAATAGGGCCACTGTAATTAACAGTTGTTGAAGCTCCTCCACCAGCACCGACATGAGACGAACCAGTGCCTGGAATTACTGCTTCACCTCTAGCACCTGCTGAGTAGCGTTGCATACTTGCAGCCATCTTTGATGCAGGAATGATGTATTCGTCTTCTCCAGCCTCTCCTACAAGCCCTACAGTTGGTTTTGTGGCAATGCCTCCGTAAGCAAACGGTTTAATTCCATTTGCCATATATCCTCCTTGTGCTCTTTTAAGAACTGGTGGAGTTGGGCCAGTAGCCACTTTAGTTCCTCCTCCAAAATTCATTCCTCCAATCCAGCTTGAAATACCTGCTTGAAGCAACATGCTTCCAATACTCTTAGCGATACTTGCAAGGCTTTCTCCTAGTGATTTCGTTCCAGCGATTAATCCTTCAATTGCACTTGTAAGTCCTGTTGCAATCGTGTCTTTTATTTGATTCCAAAGTTCTAATTGTTCTTGTAATAGTTTTTTACTTTTAACTCTTCCTTCGATTTCTAAAATTAAAGCATCATTTCCTTTTCCTCTTTCAAGATTATTTTCTTTTAAAATAGTTGCTATCTCTTTTTCAATGTCAGCTTGTCTTGTTCCTAACGATAAAGCTTTCTCTAAATTTTCTATTTCATTATCTAAAGGCAAAAGAGCATTTTTTCTTACATCTTCAGGAGTAATACCTTTCATTAGTGCTTCTGCTCTATCAAGCATTTTTTGCCATATTTCAGCTCTTTTTTTATCATCCTCAATAGCTTGCAGACCTATTGGCCCTAAAATACCAGTACTCTTAGGTGACTTAATGGCAGCCATTTGTGCTCTTAAGTCTTTCAAGACAGGATCATCATTTTCTCTTGCAAATTGACGAATTTCTCCTTTTTTTAATCCTTCGGAAATACCAAGTATTCTATCTGCCCAATTTAAAATTCCTGCTAAACCAGCAGTCATAACTGTAAAGAATTTCCGTGTACTATTTAAAATTGATTGAGAACGCTCTCCAAATTCTTTTAAATCTGCTACTCCTTTGTCTCCGATAATAGATCTTAATCTTTCTTGAGCCTCATTTGCAGCAGCCATTGGCCCTTTAACTGCTTCTAATGTTTGTAAATATTGAGCAGTAGCAGTACCAGCGACTCCTAAAGATTTAGTTATTTCACCTACATTTAGACTATATTTATTCATTGCTTTGCCTAATGTTGCTGTGCTTGCAACCATTTGACCTACAATTTGATCAAATTTTTGACCTAAAGCACTAAGAATAATCTGCGATCCAAATCCTCCTTTAGTTCCCATTCTACTTTGAGCTACAGCACCAGCAGCACCACCAGCAATACCTCCAAGTCCACCACCAAAAAGCATTGGGAAACCAATACCAAGCATCATATTTTCATTAAATCTTTGCCTTCTATCCATTCTTCCCTGCCTCATCCTTTGGTATCTTGACCAAACCTCATTTCTTACTGGCCCTCTACTTAGGCTTACTGCATTACCATCTCCCCATCTTGTAGCAATAGGGGACTGAGTTGTTGCTCTTTCCCTTTGTGCAGCTAAAGACATTGCTGCGTCTTGTTGTTGTTGTCTTGTTAATGCAACACCTTGATTTAAACGTCTATAAATAGCTTCTCTTTCTTGTAATTCAGCATTAATACGACTTTCTAGTTGAACAACAGATCGAGCAGCATTTTCATATTCTTTTCCTTCTGTTGTAACTTTTTCTGCTAAACGTAATTTAGCCTCCCCTAAATTCCCTTCTAAGCTTGAAAGAAAACCTGCACCTTTAGCACCTGGCCCTGCTGGACTTCCGTATTGAGTCCAAACTGGCCCTTTCATTAAAGATTCCTGTTCTTTCTTTCTTATCAATATTCGTTCTCTTGTTTCCTCTGTAATAGCTCTTTCTACTTCTAATAATTTTCTGTTTAATCCTTCAATTAATTGAACTTCATTAACCTCTGCGTTTTTTATTTTATTTTTTAATGCTGCTTGATCCAGTTCACGTTGTTCCAACCTCGACGGGCCACGCCTAGCAGCCATAACTTCTGGTCTATCAAGTGCTTGATCCCAAAGATTTTTACCAACCTCCCCAGGGCTGATTAGCCCCATCATCATCGCACCAGCTACGTTATACATCTCCTTAAACATCCTTGCGACACGATTGATCGCTATCGCTGCTTGACGTTCAAATGCAGTAAAAGCTTGTGCAGCAGAAATGATTTGATTTAATCCGTTCCATGCAACAGTTACACCTGTGATCCCTTCTAAAATTTGTGCTGTCCAACGTGCATTAACAGAAATATTCTCGTTTAAGAATTTCCCTAATAAAGGAATCTTTTGAAGAAGACGACCAAATGCCTTATCAACCACAGGAACTTTCTTGGCTAAAGCATCAATACCTCTAGCAGCACCTATCTTTCCTAATCTTGTTCCTAACGCTTTCTTTCCTGCACCTCCTATTGCTCCAGCCACTCCTCCTAATAGTCCTAATCCTCCTTTCGCTGCTTGTTTTGCAAGATTTAATGCTTTTACTGATCCATTAATATCTGCATTTATAAAAGCTATTCCAATTCTTGATTTAGCTAATTCTTTGTTGTATTCAAATTGTGCTTTTTTAACTCTTACTGTTGCTTCAACCCATTCTTTAGTACCTGCACGACCAACAACTAATTCTTCTTGTTCTTTTTTTGCTGCTGCTAAAGCTTCTTTAAGGCCAGCTAATCCAACTTTCTTTTTCTGCTGCCCTTGCATCTTTTGAGTTGTTGCCTCAATAGCTCGTTCTAAAGCCTTGTATTTATCACTTCCTATTTCTACTACTCGTAAAGTCTGCTGTAATTCACTTTTATAAAGAGATAAAGCTCCTATTGTTCTAGGAAGCTTATTTCCCATTGATAACAACTCATCAACACCTTTAAACGCATCATTTTTAGTAGTGCGACCTTTGGAAAACAGATCTTGTTCTACTTTTAATCTTTCTAGTTGAGCTAAACGTAGTTTTTGCTCTGCTCTTGTTTGTGATTCAACAGCACCTACATAAAGATCTCCTGCGACTTTTGCATTAGCAGCAACTTTATTAAATACTGCTGATTGTGCTTTTAGCCCTGCTTCTGTAGCAGCTAACTGTCTTTTTCCTGATTTTATTGTATTAAAATATTCTCTTAAAGCTTCATTTGCAGCAAAAATAGCGGCTTTTCTTGGAGTGGTTTGTCCTCCAGCTCCACCCATTGCTCTTTTATCATCAAAAGCAATTGGAACTCGATTTAATTGTTTTAACGAATTTTGTAATCGCTGAACTGAACCATTAGCATTTTTTAGCTCTCTTTTTAAATTTTCTAAATCCTTTTTTGCTTTCTTAGCACCACCACCCTTATATACACTTTGTAATTCAATAATTGCCTGTTCTACTATATTCGCCACGACCAGAATCCTTAGTTCTCCATCAGTTTACCTACTCCTACGGATTTTTTGCATTTCTTTCTCTTGATCTTCGTTAAGAACTTGAAAATATGCACTCCAACCTAAGATTTCAGTCAAAGTCATTTGACGGATTTCTGTTAAAGATTTACCTAACTCCTTCGCAATACCAAATTGCAACATCAACAAATTATCTTTACGCAGCTCCGCACTTAGGATTTTGGGTCGATGTCATCATCCTCTGTATTGATAACCGCAAGCATCAAAGTTTGAAGATCAGCATCCCTTACTTCATTCTTCAAAACATCAATTTCACCAATATTAAATAACCTGCTACCATTTTCGTCTAACGCTTTTGTCATCAAAAGCCTTAAAGCAAATTCATTCGCATCGTCAGATTTAGCTCCTTTTTGTGCTCTCTCTCTTTCTGCCATTGTTAAAGGTGATACCCACATCTCAAATACCGTTCCATCAGATAATTCAACTTCCTTCTTTGTAGCTTCTAAATTTGCAGCTTTCTTTAAACGATCTATCGCTCTTAATGGTGAGCGTGACGCCCTAGAACTTGATGTCATAATAAAAAATTATATGCTAATAGTCTAGCGTAATAAACAATAAAAAACCCTGCTAAAGAGCAGGGTTCTTGGAACATTCCGATTTCGTAACTATTATGAACGGCTAAAATCGAATGTTGGAACGCCAGCAGGACGGAAGTTAACTGTTACTGCTTGTGCATCATCAGGAGTAACAGCTAAAGAAGCAGAAGTTAATGTTGCGTCAAAGCTAATAAAACGGCTAAGAGTGTCGCTTACAGTTCCACCGCTATATACACGATCTGTATAAAGCTTAAATCCTGCACCGACCTGTTGACGCTGAAGGACATCTTCAATCATGCGATTAGAAAGAGAAGCATCTTCGTTTGTCATGTAAGCAGTTGCACTACCTGAACCATCACCAAAACCAGCAATGTACTTTCTAAATGGAACGTACTGACCAGGATCACCACCGATTGTAGTTACATCAATTTCAGCTCTTTCAATTTCAAAAGACCACTCGCTAACTTGACTGACATTTTCAAATGCAGCATAAGCAACTTGGAACTCATTAGGAGCTGCGGCTGTACCAACGTCAGTTAAATCAACAGCAGAACCACCAGCAGAAGCAGATACTTTTAATGCTCCTGTTGTTGCCGTATAAAGAATAACGTAATAAGTCGTACCAGCACTTAAACCAGCAGGTAAGGTTCCTGTTCCTGATCCACCTGTAGAAGAATCAATCACACTGAACTTAACTGGATCTCCAACTTTAAGATTCAAGTAAGTCTCAACAACCATTGTCTCAGTACCAATGGTTACATCACCAGTACCGAAAGTTCCTGTTGTTCCTGCTGGTGTGTAGTAGAGAGCACCTGATGTGCCAGATAAACATGTAACGGCCATGAGGCTGCTGTAGAAATTTACCTATAGATTAGCTCAAAACTGTGGCAACGTAAGAAGTTTCTATTCTTCCCATAAATAATGGTGCATCTTCAGTACTAGAAAAGCTTGGCCCTTCAATAGATCCGACCTTAAAATATGTCCCAGTAGTCCCTTTGGTACTGTCATTTAAAGTCTCTAATACATCAACGGCGGTCGTAATTAATGTTTGATTTCTTGCTGGCCCTTCACCTTTTTTACTAAAACAACGAATTACAATTGC